ACATGAAGTATTACATGTACCTGGCTTTTCTTTTGATGGAAAACTAGGCAAATCGATTCTAGAATTTGCAGCAGACAATATGGGTACTACCCTTAATGCGCAAAAATTTGGATCATCTTCATTGGAAAATCAGGGATTGACGTATGGTGTGATCGAGACTGAAAAGAAACTAGATTCTAAAGCTAAAGATGCTATCGGTTCTGCGTTTGAAAAACGAATGACCACAATGAACAAACATCGGGCAGCGGTTCTAGATGAAACGATGAAATATAAAAAAATAGGACTCAATCCTGAAGAATCAAAATTTATTGAAACCTATGCCAACGGTATCGAAGACATCGCTAGATGGTTGCACGTACCAAATCATAAGTTAAATATAAAGGGTGAGGGTGGTTACAATTCATTAATTCAAATGGAACAGGAATATCTGCAAACTGCTGTAAAACCTCTGGCTCAAAAGATCAAAGAAGAATTTGATGCAAAGCTGTTTACAGATAATGAGAAGAATCAAAACATCAGTATAGATCAAAACTTTAAGATCTTACTGCAAGTCGATCCAAAAAGCAGAGCAGAATACTACAAGTCTATGGTATTTCTAAAAGCAATGACTCCCAACGAAATAAGAAAATTGGAAAGCATGAATCCTTATGATGATGGCGATCAGTTCCTACAAATGTCAAATCTCTTAAATGAGCAACAACTTAAAAAACTTGTGCAAGATGAAAATCCAGAATAAAATACAAACCCGAAATGCACAGGTACGTGCAGAAAGTGTAAACGAAGCAGAAAGAACTGCTGACTTTGTGATTTCTAGCGAAGCAGTAGATACTTATAATACTGTTTTCAAAAGTGATGGATGGCTCCTTGATCGCTACCAAACAAATCCTATTGTGTGTTATAATCACAACCATACGGATGCAGATCACGTCATAGGTACATCAGAAGTGTTTGTGGAAGATGGAATGCTAATTGGTCGAGTAAGATTTGAAGCTGCAGAAAACAATCCTTTGGCAGAAAAGATTTTTAATAAAGTCAAAAACGAAATCATTCGTGGTGCTTCTATTTCTGCTGAAATATTAGATGGACGTTACGGCCTGGAAGAACTGGATGAAGATCCAGATGTGTTGTATTTCACGCAACAACGATTAATTGAATGGTCTGTAGTGGCTCTTAATTCCAATCCAGATGCATTAGCAAGAAACCATAATAATCTGGAAGAGATCCAGAAAGCATATAAACCCAATACATCAGATCGGTCTGAAGATGAAGACCAGGATGATAACCAAGAAAGAGCGTCAAAGTTTGATGTTTTTGAAGCTCAATTATTAATCAATAAAAATCAGAGTTATGTCTAAGATTGCAGAGTTGCAACAGGAAAGAGCTTCAAAACTTGAAGCTCAAAAGAACCTAGCAGAGTCTAGAAAAGAAGGTGATGGAAAATTCACTGAAAAACAAAGAAGCGAGTTCTTTGATCTTCAAAAAAGAATTGAATCTCTCGATTCTGAAATTGAAGAAGAACGTCAAGTTGAAGCCTTTGAAAAAAGAGCTGCACAAGCCAAAGGTGAACGCAAAGGCGGTAAAGCTGAAAAAGGTGAAGAAGCTGAAAAGCGTTCTATCATCGAGCGTGCATCGATCACAAAAGCCTTTAGGACTAGGGGATCTTTGGATGGTGCAGAAAAAGAATTGAATGAAATTGGAATTGAGGCGAATCGTGCTGCAGGTGTAGAAACACCAGACGATTCTAAAATTACTATTCCTATGAGTGCCTTAAGAGCACAGTCTGTAACTGGGGACTCTGGTGCCAAAGGTGGTGAATTGGTAGTAAAAGATACACCAAGAGTGCAGATGCCGTTTCAACCAGCAACATTCTTAGAGTCTCTTGGGGCCACAAGATTGAGCAACCTTTCTGGTGGATCAATTCCATTACCAGTAGGACAAAAGTACACCATGCAGTGGTTAGCAGAGAATGCTGCCATTACACCACAAGACAAAAACTTTGAAGGACCAGAGTTAAGTCCAGAAAGACTTGGTGGTGCAGTGGACATCTCTAGACGTTTAATCTTGCAATCCTCTCCAGATGTAGAAAGCTTGGTAAGACAAATGATCTTAAGAGCTTACGACACTTCATTGAATAGTGCAGCTATTAATGGTCCTGGTACCAACAATGAGCCAGAAGGTATTTTGAACAAGACCGGGGTGAAAACTTCTAGTGTAACAACAGCAGAAGCTGCAGTTTGGGAACACGTCACTGAGCTTATGGGATTGGTAGATGCAGAAGATGCAACAGAGCTGTCTAGAGCTTACCTTATGTCTCCACAGTTGAGAGCTGCGTATATGAGTACAAAGAAAGATGCTGGATCTGGACGTTTTGTAATGGAAAGTAGAAATGAGCTTAACGGTTCTAATGCTTCTGCCACATCACTTGTGCCTGTACTATCTGGAAATGAATCCTTAATTTACGGCGACTTTTCTAAGTTGTTCATCGGTGAGTGGGGCGCAGTGTCCTTGCTGGAAGATCCGTACTCTGCATCATTGAGCAATGCCATAAGATTGGTGATCAACGCTCACGCAGGTGTAGAAATTGCACAGCCAAATGCTTTCGCTAAGAATAGCTTTATAACGATATAAACCTTCATTATGCTGACTGGGCTAGCAATAGCCCTTTCAGCGTAATTATTAAAACAAAAGTCATGTCAGAAGATAAAAACAAAGACATTAAAGACTTAGATGTAAACACACAGTCTACCGGAGAAGCTAAAAAAGCTGAAGACCAAAAAAAGTCTAAGTCCAATAAAAAAACTTCTAAAAAGGAAAGTAAAGTCAAAGTAAAAATAGACTGTGACAATGCTGCAGGAAAATACGGTATGCCACAACACCGTGGAATGACTGTGATCTTGGATGAATCGCAGGCTAAAGAAATTGAAGACAACAAAGATGGTAGAATCATAAAGTAATACTTATGAACAGTTTCAGCTTAAAATATGGTAAACCTGAAGCTGGTGTCAATATAGTGACACTAGATCAGGCCAAAGTAAATTCAAAAATAGATTTTGATGATGAAGATGCATTGTTACAAATATTTCTGGATGCCGCCACTGCTGAAATTGAAAACTATCTGGAATATCCTGTTCTAAAACGACAGGGATCTACCGTAGAAGTTGAAGGTTGGTTCGATAGATTTCAACTTAAATTTCCCATTATAGAAGATGGGATCACAGCTCTTAAGTATGAAGATGAAAATGGTACTCTGAAAGATATTGAAGATAATAATTGGAATTACGAAAGTAAGATCCTTTACTTAGATATGGATATCCCTTCAGATTTTGGCTATAGAATCTTTATCACTGCAGATCTTGGTTATAGTCTCGCGGACATTCCTGCGGACATAAAGAGAGCTTGTCTTTTGCTATTCGCTCACAACGACACTTACAGAGAAAATATGCCGATTAAAAACAACCAGGCAGCACATAATGTGCTAAGACCCTACAGAAGAACTTACTAGATGCAAACCTCAGGCTACATACATCCCGGACAGTTAAACAGGAAGGTAAAGTTGTATAAAAACACAACTGTAAAGACCGACTCAGGTGAAGCTGAACATACCGAAACATTGGTAAAGGAAGTCATGTATGCTAAAAGAGACGAGTTTCAGGGAAGTGAAGATGACTCTGATGGCAGAGTAATAGGTCTGGGTGTGGTGGCTTACACAGTAAGATTCACCACAGATGTTTTTACCAATGGGCAGCAGTATTTTGTAAGAGACTTTGATGGAGACTACCATATCAATTCTGTAGAACTCGCAGGCCAGCAAAGAAACCGATTTTTGAAACTTAAATGTGCCAGACGTGGAAACTAAGATTAAAGGGTTTGATAAGCTAAAGATCCAGATAAAAAAACTGGATGACAAGATGACCAGACGTGAAGTTTTAAAGATTCAGCGTAAACTGGCCACACCTTTAGTTCGTGCTTATCGAGATGCTTTGCCACAAAGTAACAGAACAACACAGCGTTTTGGGTCTACTTATCCACCCGGAAACCTTAAAAAGTCTGTTAGTAAAGAAACTGTACCAGGTAGAAAAGTAGGTGGGAATCCGCAAATAGTGGTAAGACCTTCTACCAAAGGTAAAAAAGGCGGTTATTATAGGCATATGGTCGTGGCCAAAGGAACTGAGATTGGATCTACTAGACGTGGATCTCGTAAAGGAATCAATACGGTAGTGAGCGATGCTAGAGATAGAATTTATGGAAGCAGAGAATCTAAGCTCACAGCTAAATACGAAAAGCAAGTCACAAAGTTCGTACAAAAACAAATCGATAAACTCAGCAAATCATGATAAACAAAGCAGCAAAACATGTAAATACCGTAATGCAGTTGCTTGCTATTAGAGCAGTGATTGATGCTGATGTGTTTTGGGATATGGCGAATCAGGAACAGAAGGTTCCTTTTGCAAACTTTAAAATTACAAATCAAGGCTATATCACAAAAAATAAGCTTTCGCAGTATGCAGTAGAAATCTTTGTTTATGATAAATCCTTAAATGATACAACTATTATCGCTGACACTATTATAGAAGCGATAGATGAATCTGAATACAAATGGAAGTTTCGTGGGAGTGAATCTGGCTACAATTATACCGATGGCCGTGAAGCCCTTTGTACACTTAATTATGAATTTAAACTTTAAAACCTAGAAATTATGGCCGGAGAAAAAGTAATTGATGGCAATCTAAGACTTACACTAGATGAGAAAACAGTTTATCATGCTACAGAATGTAGCCTGACTGTCAACCGAGAGATCCGTGAGCGATCTACAAAAGATACTGATGGTATCGAAAGAGCAAAAGGACAAAAGTCCTGGACTGCTTCTGCTTCTGCACTTGCTGTGTATGCGAGTGATGGTACAGAAACGCATGACTTTGGGGCTTTATTTGACCTATACGACAATGATGTAGACGAAAATGTGTCTATTGAATTTGTACCCACTGAGGGTGATGCTACCTTTATGTTTGAAGGGGAATGTATTATAGAGTCGCTAGAAATGAACGCAAATGTAGAAGAAGATGGAACAGCTTCTATTTCTCTACAAGGTTCTACCAAGTTGAGAAAAGTAACTTTACCAATAACATAGGCCTATGAAGACTATAAACATAGCGGGTACGAGTTACCCGCTTAAATATGGTTACGGGGCTTTTAGACTGCTAGGTGAATACTGGAACCAGAAAGGCATCCAGGGTGTGATTAAAGTCTTTAATGAAAGCTTTGCCAATATGGACAAAGAGCAAGAATTTGAAGCACTCAATAAGATTGGCGACCTGGTAAACGCTGGTATTGAAAACGCAGGTGGAGAAACTATAGAAAGAGATGAGATTTTGCAGGAAGTCATGTTTAAAGATGCGGAAAAACTGCAAACCGTCATGGATGAATTTGTAAAATCTATTCCTGGAGCAGAAAACGGAAAAAAAAAGGTGAGCCAGAAGAAACCTCCCAGAACAAAAGCCAAAAAGAAATAACCTGGGATGAACTGGAAGAAATTGCGTTGGGTATATTACAAATGTCTGAGGATGAATTTTATCAGACAACTCCTAGAGCCTTTGCAAACAAAATAAAAGGATTTGAACGGTATGAAGAAACGCAGGTAAGAGAACGCTGGGAGATGCATCGGGAACTGGTAGTAACCGTGCTCACTCCACATCTGGAAAAAAAGTATAAAAAGAAATCTCTTAAAGAAATGTACCCACTAAAATGGGATTTACAACCCAAAACCATTACAGCTAAAACACCAAAAGACTACTGGTCACAGATTGATAAGAAAAAAGGAAAGTGATTACATTTTATTTTCATGGTTAGTTTGTTTTCTTTTTTGTTTGTTAGGAAAAGCCCCTTTTACGAG